TCACGTCCTTTCTGATCTCTCTGCTATCCACTGGTCGAGCAGAGTTGAGTATATCTCGTACACATATTCGTTAAGCTTAATGGCACACCCAAAAGGATACACGCCCTGTCTGAGCCCTGCGTTCAGCCTGTTCACATTTGTGTTGAAGCCTGCGGCTTTCAGCCGTTCCACCGCTTCTACCGATGATATTACTCTGAGCATTTAGTCCACCTCCTCGATAGTCAAAACATTCTCATGGGGCCTAATAACACTTGCCTTTGTCAGAGCCTCGTACTGACTCTTTGCTGCTACTGTGAACACCCTTTTATAATGATACTGGTCTATCGTCGTTACCTTGTACAGTTTCATTGCTTTGTCACTCCTCTTTGTGTTTTCTGTCATTTCTGCTTCCAGCGAACATATCCTGCAAACATTGCTAGTTATCATGAGTGACAACGGAACTGTGTTATCAAGCCCTATTAGCATACATATACCGAATGCAAGCGGACTTGCTAGACACAACGTAATACCGAGATAGTACGCTATCTTTTTCAAATTCAACGTTTGCCCTCCTCATATTGTGACCTTGTTACAATCAGCTCTCCGTCAAGAGTCCAATACTGAATGACCTCTCTACAGGGGTCATCTTCTGTTCCTGCACCTTTCAAGGCTCTTGTTACGATCACCTGCTCAACCCTAGCACTGTCACACCCTCTTGGAATAGCAGTAATTTTCTGTTCCACTTTCTCACACCTCATTTTCTGTCCGTTCAATCGGACTGTTAGCTGTTGACATTTTCAGCGTTCTGAGTATAATTAATGTCAAGGACTTCATTGATAGCCGCTTCAATCTTGTTTGACTTTATCTCACCCGTCATTATCTTATACAGGTTTGATGTGTCGAGATAAGTTTCAGGAAGAAGCTTCTTGACTTCCTCAATGAGCCACTTCTGTGTCTTGTTGAGTTTAACAAGACGTACCTTGACTTCCACGCCGTACTCAGTCAGCGGTCTTTTGCGTTCACTAATAATTAACACCACCTTTGCATAATATTCACACTAATATGTGTTTTACATATTGACAGTTACGTTTAAATGTAATATAATATATTTACCAGATACAAATATTACGCTCTTGCGTATTGCCTTGACTGTATTATATTACACTTTTGCGTAATTGTCAAGTGAAAATTACTCTTTTGCGTAATTTTGTTATATTACACAAATTATGAGGTGTAACTATGTCAGAATTGTACAATAGAATTGAAAGCTTGTGCAAAAAGAGAAATATAAATGTAACAGTAATGTGCAAAGAAACAGGTGCAAGCAGAGGCTCTTTAACCGATTTAAAAGCAGGTAGAAAAAAGAAGTTATCTACAGATACACTATCAAAGATAGCTGAATATTTCGGAGTTTCTGTTGATTATTTGTTGAACGGTGAAGAAAATATCAAGGTCGAAGCACACAACGAGCCTATCTATCTTGATGACGAAACAAGAGATATAATAGATGAGCTGAGAACACGACCAGAAATGAAGATCCTCTTTAGTGTGTCAAAGAACGTCACCAAAGAGGATATAGAAGCTACAGTTGAGATTTTAAAGCGTATGCAAAAGGATAGTGAATAGATTGGATTATTGCATTAGATACGTTCCTTTGCCCATATCGGTAAAGGGAGTGACAGCAATGGATTCTGACGGATTTTATAATATATACATAAACTCTAGGCTATCCTATGAGGAACAAAAAAAGACTATAGCTCACGAAATGGAGCATATAGTCAGAGGTGACTTTTTCAGCTTTGACGCTCTCGAAGAAGTCGAGACAATGTAGACATAATGGAACAACAAAATGAAAACTTACGAAAACGCACTTCAAATAATTGCCGACAACTACGCTATTATTGGTAAGGAACGGCACGAACTAGCCGCTATGGTAATCGATAAATATAAAAGTTCTACCGAGCCTTTTGATATTCTTGGCGTTGCTTACGCTTACTTGTGGCAGGGTGCAAAGTTCAGACGAGATGCTATTTCTTATTTTGAAAAATATTTGTCTGAGTACTCGGATATAGAGTTAAATTGTCACTGTATAAAAAGGTGGTCTATCTACTCCGATTTAGCAATGCTCTATGAAAAGGAATATAAGTATCAGGAAGCCATTTTATGTTTGCATAAGTGCATTGCCATTGACGATCATTCAAATGCCGCTGATTATATTAGAATCGGTGACATTTTAGTTAAAGAGGATATAAGCAAGGCAGAAGATTTCTATTTAAAAATCTTGAATGACCCTAAACTAAGTAAATACAAAAGACAGTTTGCTTACGCTCTTGATGAGGTTATACAAAAGAAAAATAGGGGCTATGTTTACAGACCCCGTAATAAGAAACAATAACTAATTATAATTCAAATTACAGAGGTGACAGAATGTCCTCAAAGAAACGCAAATCAGAGCCAGGCTGCATTGCCACTATATTCGGCTACACAATATTAGCTTGTATTGTATTTACTATTTTTAATTTAGCCAAAACACATCTCTCTACTAAAGCCAAAATAATCATTTTATCGGTTATTGGCATACTTCTTATTCTCAAAATATTCGGATTTTTTAATCGAAAATATACAATGTCTCAGCTTGATAATATGGAAGGTCATAGATTCGAATTTGCTTGTGCTGATATCTTGAAGATGAACGGCTTTTATGACGTAAAAGTTACACAAGGCTCTGGAGACTATGGCGTCGACATTATTGCAAGAAAAGGTATGCGAAAATATGCTATACAATGTAAATGCTATAGCCACAAACTTGACAATAAACCTATACAAGAAGTAATTGGCGGACTTGCATATTATGGTTGTAATAAAGGCGTTGTTATGACAAATCAATACTTTACTGAGCCGGCAAAACAGTTAGCAAAAGTTAATGGAATAGAGCTATGGGACAGAAATGTTTTGTCTCGTATGACCAAAAGAACAAGCAAAATAAAAATGCGTCTCAAAAAGGAAGAGCATTTACAAGAGCATAATCCTTCTTCCAAAGCAAAGCAACCAGTTACCGAAACCAACAGCTTTCAAATTTATTCTACCCCTAAATATGCAGAAAAAGCTACAATGATGAATGACCTTGATGATTACCCCCGTATTTGTAAAAAGTTCATGAAAGAAAATGCCGAATATATAGTCTGCTACTATAAAACGACTTTTGATGTAGTTCTAAAATTAGAAAAGATAGATGTTTTATACAAGCAAAATTCAGTTTCATTCGAGTTCTTGCATACGCCGCAACTTCCTGTAAGCAAGCTAAAAAAGTCGCTTAAAGACTTATCAGAATACATAAGCATTGATAATATTTCATTGCATTCATCTTGCACTACTCCTGGCTGCTTTGCAATACAAATGCCAATGCCTGATTACTTGGCTAAAACATCCAGGTTTATTGATAAAAATAGTAAATAAAAAATCTCGCCCCCAAGTGCTACCAACACTCAGAGGCGAGCAGAGCGGATACTACCAATATCAGCTCAAAAATTCACACCCAAACTAGTTAATAAAGGGCGAATTCTGCCCTTTTATTGTAGCACACTTTCTAGGAAGTGTCAAGAATAGGAGGAATATATGCTATGTAAAAAATGCCGTAAGGAAATTCCTGACGGCTCTATTTATTGCAACTACTGTGGCAAGAAGCAGGAAACTACCAAAAGAAAAACACGTCGCAGAGCAAGAGGAACAGGCACGATAAGATTTGACCAAAGAAACGGACTGCGCCACTATCTTGCTTATGCCCCTAAAACCATATCGGGAGCAGGGGGAAGATATCTTGGCGCATACGAAACACGAACGCAGGCTCAGGGTGCTATCGACAAATATTTCAACAGCACACAAATTCCATATGGTACTCTGACAGTTGCTCAGGTTTACCAAAAATGGAGTGAAAAGCACTTTGAAAACCTCACCAAAAGCGGCGAGCAGGGCTACAAGACGGCTTGGAGATATCTTGACAGTATCGCAGGCAGAAAGATAGCAGACCTTAAAACAGCAGATTACCAGCGCTGTATAGATGACTGTGCAAAAGCTTTCAGCCGCTCACAGTGTGCGAAAATCAAGCAGCTATGTTCTCAGCTCTGCAAGTACGCAGAACAAAATGATATTATCGACAAGAACTATGCAAGCTTTATCGTCCTGCCAAAAGAAGTCAAGAAAGAACGCCGTATCTTCACGAGTGAAGAACGTGATAAACTATGGGCGCATTCCTCTGACAGATCCGTTCAGGTCATACTGTTCATGATATATACAGGATTTCGCATTGGTGAGGTTTTCAGTATACAGAAAGAGAACGTACATCTTGACGAGGGTTACATAATCGGCGGTATCAAGACTGAAGCTGGAAAGGACAGAATAGTTCCTCTGCCGCCGCAGATACCTGAAATAAAAAGCTTTGTCGAAAGCTGGTACAACGAAAGTCAGACGCAGTTCTTACTTAACGGCGACACAAATAATTTTCGCAAGCGCAATTTCTATCCTGCACTTGCTGAATGCGGCATAATTCCACCGCCTACTGTTACAAAACAGAAAAGCGGCAGGAACACTGAAAAGTATGACACTGAGATAACACCACACTGCTGTCGTCACACTTTCGCCACCCTTTCAGCGGACTGCGGTATGCAACCTGAGAAGCTTCAAAAAATCATTGGTCATGCCAAGTATGAAACGACCGCTGACATATATAATCACTCAGGTCAGAATTGGACAGAGCTGTCTAATGAGATGAAAAAGCTGGTAAAATAG